AATCGGCTTGAAGATGTTTTTGTATATCCAGTCCCAGATGCCTTTTATAACGCTCCAGATGCCATTGAGCAGGCCGGTGATGAGCTGAACGCCGAGCTCTTCCGGATTTCCTTCGCCAGTCACGAATTGGTCGAATCCCGCGAAGAACTGCTCTTTGATCCAGTCCCACAGATCTGAAAGCGCGCCCTGGATAACGCCCCACAGTGCGCCGAAACCTGCACCGATGACCGAACCTACCGCGTAAAACACACCCGGCCAGTCGATATTGCACAGCATATCTTTTATGCCGGTTCCTATGGCTTTCCAGTCTACGCTGTGAATCGCATCGACAAGCGCATTGCATGCGCCGATGATTCCGTTGCTCAGGACCTGCCCCAGCTGCGCCCAATCCAGCGTGGCCAGGAAAGTGCCCAGCGTGCGGATGGCAATCGTGAATTTTGAAACGAGAAGCGCGCCGATCTGTGCGCCGTCCACTTGGCTCAGCGTACCGTTGACAAGCCCGGCCAGTTTCGCGCCCAGGCTGTTCCAGCCGAATGTGGTGATAAGCCCATACGCGAAAGAGATGCCGTTCTGCAGTTTCTTCCCGAACCTTTTCCCCCAGCCGTTGGCGTCGAAACTGTTCAGAATGCTGTTGGCTTTCTCCGCGAGAATAGCCCCGGCCCCCTCCCAGTCTCCGCCCTTTATGGCATCGAGCACCTGATCGAGCAGTGTGGATTTTCCCTCAAAATCGAAGTTTGGAAGTATTTCATCTGCGCCGCCGCCACCGCCGCTTGAAGCGTCGTCCTCCTTGCCCGTGTCGATCACGTTCAATTCGTCAAAGCCGAGTGTGTTATTGGCCTTTTGCAGGTCCTTTACGTCCTTGGCCGCGCTCCCTGCCGCGCTGCCGTAGCTGTGCATGGATTTTGCCGCGGATTTCATGCTGCTGATGCTCTTCCCTGTCAGCAGGTTGATAAGCTTTGCGATGTAGGAAAACACCGTTGCCGCCGCGTTGGCCAGCGCCGACAGTGCGGGTGTGAGGGTTTGTATAATGGGCGCCGCCGCGACAGACGCCGCGCCTTTTAGGTTGCCCATAGCGCTGCGCATCTGCTGTGTGCTTAAAATGGCGCTTTTCAGATATTCGGTCATTTTCCGCAGGGCTGCGGATATCCCGTTAAAAATCAGGGCGCCGGACACGATGCTGCGCAGGCGGGTGCCGAAGCTCTGGACGCCGCCGTTTGCTTTTTTCATGCCTGAACGGAATCCAAGAAGCGATTTTCCCAGTTTCCCCAGCATGGAAACGCCTTTTTTGCACCAGCCAAATAATTTTGAGAAAAGCGTTTTTACACCGCCAACTGCCATGCCAGCAGACATCTTTCCAATGTTCAGCAGCCCTTGTTTCACTGTATTGAGCGCCGCGTGCGTTTTTTCACTCCAGCTCTCTGTGTCGTTTTCACCAAGAGCTGAATCTAATGCAGTTTCGGCATTGCGTGCCGATGCAGATACCTGGTCCAGTGCAAGGCGCTCGCGTTCCAGGCGGGCCGTGCAATCATCAATGCGGGCCAAAGTTTCAGAAGATGGCCTGCCGTTTGCACTGGCTTCGTTGGTTGCCATGCTCAAAAGCGCCGTTCTTTCGGCTCGCAGAGCCGCATATTTCTGCCGCTGCATCTCCAAAGCATAATTGGCCTTATTTACCGCATTTACGAGAGATTCATATTCCGTTCCATATGTATCAGGAGAAATATAATCTGCGTTGACCGGACGTGCCAAAGAAGGCGAGCGCTTCGGAGACGGAACGGTATTTTTCGCTTGCTGAGTTGCAATCTCATCCTGCTTACGTCTGGATTCTTCCAGCAATTTTTTCTGGCGCTCAAGCTCCGCGTTTTGTCTATCCCATAGGTGCACGAGTTCATCGCTGCGCTGAAGTAATTTCTGGTATTCTTTGTCCTGAGCCAGAAGACTCTCCAATACATATTGCTGATTGGGTGCGCCTTCCGGGATATAGTTGTCGCGCTTTTCGGTGCGTATCCTATCCAGTGCAGCGTTTACAGCATCGATTTCGGCTTCCGTTTTGGCAAGGCTTTTCTGCGCCGCTGCAAACGATTTGCTGACTGATTTTCCCGCAGAAACGCTCTTAGAAGAAACTGTTTCCAGCGCCTCCGCAGCCTCCCTCACAGGCTTTTCAACGTTCTTCACCGCTTTTTCCGTTACTGTGGCGGCTGTCCCGGCGGCTTGCTGTAATGCAGGCAGAGATTTCTTTATAATCCCATCCAATTTTGCCTGCACTTTTTCCAATATTGGAAGAGCTTCATCTGCCTTTGCCTTGACGATGATCTCAAGCTCTTCTACGGTTACCGCCATGTGTCCTCACCTCCTTGGCGACATACAGAAATACCCCGGCAGAATCTGCCGGGGTCATCCCATCAAAAATTTTGTCCACGCTTCAATTTCGGCGGCGCGCCGCTCTTCCGGCGTCATATGCTTGGGAGACTTTTTCCCAAACAGGCTCGGATACAGTTCTTTCAGGTTGAGCACTCTCGGTTTTTTCTGCTGCGTGGATATCCATTGCCGGTACAGCCCATCCAGCAGGATCGCCTGTTTCTTGAAGTCCTCTTCCTGTCGGTCGTTCTGTGCCTGCACATATTCGCCTATCTCCCTGTGCGTCATTTCCCCAAATTCCAGCGGGGATATACCGCATGCATAAGCGGCCGCCCGGCTGGCGTCAATTACCGCGCGCCAAGTTCGGAGGCCACCATGCCCTCGGCCACCTTGTCCACCGCGCGGTTGACGATCTCGCCCAACTCCAGCGCCGGCTCCTCCAGCCATGCCTTCAGCCGCTCCTTCGTCATCTTCCGGCCGAAAAAACCGCGTTCATTGATCTCCGTCAAAAGGGCAACGTACAAATTCTGCACCGACGCCTCACTGTTTTCCTCCAGATATGCGTCCAGCAGGTCCGCAGCATCCTCCAGCTTCTTCAGAGCACCGTCGGAAAGAATCAGTACCGCCGTGGTCAGGACACGGATATTCCCCGCCTGCGCGGCCTTCTGCCAAAAAAGCTGCGTGTCCTCGATGTGCAGCCGTTCCTCCAGGAGCAGCATCAGGCGTGTTTTCAGTTTCAGTTCCACTTCTTTTTCTTTCGTTACGATAAGCATGTACATTTCCTCCAGATCGTTGTGTATTTTCAGGCCGAAACGGCACTCCGCAGCATACGGTTGCAAGCATATGCTGCGGACTACCGTCAGGTAGTCCATCGGGAATCAGCCGCCTCCGGTGGGAAGTCCGGTCGTCAGGTCTTCTGGCGCGGTGGCCTTGTAGATCTTCAGCATGCATTTCACCATGTCGTCCAGCTCCAGCGCCGCCAGAGTAATGCGGAAATCTCCCTTCCATTTTTTCACGAGTGATTTTGCCGCGGGCGTGCTTCCGGCGGTGTTGTCTGGCAGTTTTACATACCAGAACAGGTTTTTGCCCTCCAGGGCTTTCAGTGTCGTGTACTGCTCTTTGTAGTAGAGAATCTCCACCTCGATGGCGCTGAACGGTTTCACGCCCGGGACGCCGAACTCAACGTCGCTTTCCAGCGTGCGGTACGTGATATCATCGGGCGGAGTGTCCACCTCCGGGATGCCCTGTACGCCGAACACCTGCGTAGGTGCAACGGTGTCCGTTTCCGCATAATAAAGCTCGGTCAGCACAGTTGCGGACGGAGGCGTAAATTCTGCATTGTATTTTGCCAAAGTATATCCCTCCAGTTCAGTTGTTTCTTTCAAATGTGTTGTCAATGGCGTTCCAGCGGACCTCAAAGTACCCTCCGAAACGCCATTTTTCCGTGATATCGTCCTGCTGGCTGGGCACGTTCCCGGTCTGCCGCAGGTTCAGTTTTTCCAGCTCTGTGCGGAGCTGTTCAAACAGGCGCACGGCGTCAAGCTGCTTGTCCGCCCACACCTCAACCGTGATAGAGATATCGTAGGCCCTCCCCATATACAGAGGGCGCGCCAGCGGCACGGAGAGCGTGCAGCACGGAAATACGGCGCGGGTGCTGGGATTTTCCAGCATCACGCTTTCTTCGTCCGGGAACAATCCTGAATCCACCACTGTCTGCCAGAACATCACGGCAATCTCCGCCTGATTCAACGTGTGCAGCGGGTCATTCATCCGATACGTCACCTCCTCCGGTCACAAGGGCGATAATCTCTTGCTTCACAGCATTTACATTGTCGCCTCGACGGTTGAACGCCGCCGGATGGAAATACGGATGCGGCTTCATGCCGTCTACAACCCAGTATTGCGCCCCGTCGCGCCCCACGATAAGAGGATATCCGTATTTTGCGAAACTGCGCGGCACCATGCTTACATGGATAAACCATGGAATTTGCTTGGCACGCTTGAGGCGTATGGCCTCCGGGTTGCCCTGGTCATCCACTTTGACGCCTGTTCCAAATTCCACGTATGGCGCAAAACTCGTAACCCCGGTGTCGGTATATACGCGTCCGACGATTTCTCCGGTCTCGCTGTTCAGCATCTCGACCTTGATGCACTTCCCGACGACATTTGGAGCCATCCGGATGGCCAGCTTCGCCGTGTCGTCCAAAGCGCGCCGCACACCGCGCTCCGCCGCTCCCGGCAAGCCGTCGATAATACGCTGCAGTCCCGGCCCTGTACGTTTGAAATCGAAGGTCACCATTTCACACGCACCGCCTCTATCAGCGTTGGGTTTTTGGGATGTATGCCGCCTATGAACGCGCTGCGCACGGCCTCTACACGGTATTCTCCCTGCCCGTAATCCTCCAGGGCTTCCC